TGGGATAGTAATGTGGATAAATGTGGATAACTTCCCACTCTCATCGAACATCAGTTCACCTCTGGAAAATCCGTTATAACGGATATGACATTGGAATATCCCAACTGCAGAAAAATGAGTATGCCATAGTCATAATGTCTATGACATACTCAGCGATGAAGAAAAGAGTTTATGGCCGGATGAAATTCGCAGCCGTATTTACAGTAACCGCGCTTCCATTGTTGGTCACTTCATAAGATCCATATACGCATCCGTACAGATATACATCAGGCGCATCCGTCTGCTGCAGCGCGACTGCCATCGAATCGAATCTGCAGTCTGACACAATCAGCAGCGTCATCGGCGACAGGCCTGCGGCGCTTGCGTCTGCTCCGATCGAATCAGGCACATCAATCTCGCATCCGTCAAGGATCACCGATCCTGCGCATCCGTAGCCGGTGCGGCTCAGATAGATACCATGATCTGTATCACTGATCGATGTATCATATATTCTGATGCTGGTTGGCACTCCGTTCGGGTCCGATGCTACATTGGCAACGAGTGCGCGTCCGAATGCGCTATTCTTGTGTGCCAGATAGCAAGGCGCAGCGATGTAATCAGATGGCGCAACCGCTGACAGCGTATAAATCGCCTGATCCTGAATCGCCGTCACAGTCGCGTAGAAGTCAAGAGAGTTGCTTGTATCCTGCAAGTGGACAAGATCTCCGATGGCAAAGATTGCAGAATCACAGCGCAGTCTATTGGAGCCTTCCAAGATGTATCCGCGCGTGTGTATCTCTGAATCATCTGCCGCCGAATGCCTGATCATGACATTATCGATCTGAATATCATGCACCGTCTCTGTCGCATTGATACCATACTGCACAAAACCATCGATGATGGTATCCGACACCGTGCAGGACATAACGCCGTTATTCGGAGACATCGCCCAGGAGGCAATGTTGCTGCCGTCAAACGCCGGCACAGCTTCATATAGATACCCTTCCGCGCGGTTTCCTTCACATTCGATCATCTTCAGGTTGATCACGTTTCCATTGCCGTCTGTCATCCGGAGGACATAACCGGCATAGTCATACGGCAGCGCATTGGCAGTGTCAGACGTTACCGTGATGACAGAGAACTGCTGGTCGAACCGTCCGCTTGCCGTCAGCGTTGCGCCGCTGCTCTGGTCGATCTCATAGCCGGCCAGCCACAGACCGGAACCTTCCGACTGATGGAACTGGCATCCGTCAACCGTCACGTTCTTGCACATTCTTGAAATCGACAGGCCGTTGTCCGCCGAGAACTTCGTCACGACGCCGGTCGCAATTACCTTCTCGCAGTTCACAATACCGATATCAAGTGTTTTGTATGTCGTGATATTCTCAAGACGTACCTGCCGGTATCCGGTGAGCGTAAACGGCAGTCCTCTGATGTTTCTGAAATCACAGTTTCTGACGGTCGCGCTCGATTCCTTAAAAGGATCTGCCGCCAGTGAGAACGCGCGGAGATACCCTCCGAGCGTCGTATTTCTGTGCGGATATGCTCCGCGGATCGCTCCTGCATCGAATGTAAAACCTTCGATTTCAATCCTGTTTACGTAATGCTGCTTCTCACCTGTCGCGGATGGGATTCTGGTAAAAGGAATCACATTGCCGCCGAACACAGCGCCGTTACCATGCAGGATCAGACCGGCATCCGGAATCTGAATTGACTTCGTAATCGTGTAGTCACCTGACAGAAAGCTGATGCTCCGGATCTTGCCGGCATTGGCATTGATGATATCAGGATTCGGATTCGACGGCAGGAATCCGAGCGTATAAGCGTCAATATCAGGATCCGCGACGACTGCATACTTGCCGTCTGCAATCTTCCAGCCGATCCCCTCCGTCTCGCTGATTGTCAGGATAAAAGGCGGGCAGTCGTATTTCTCATAGAAACCATTCATGATACAGATTGTGCCGGCGCTCAGATCTTCGGTGATCTCCGACACTCTGTCAAGCTGAACAATGCCGCCGGCTTCGACTCCGGCCTGCTGCAGCTTCCTGACAGCTTTGATCAGCCATCCCAGATCGCTGTCATATGTTCTGGTGTGTGGAAATTCAAAAAAGCTCATCAGTATACCCCCAGAAAGAATTCGCTTTCTACCATGGCAGCAATCTGGTCATAGATATTAAAGACTTTCATCAGCTCGTATTCCTCTGTGATCATCTGCTGATTGGTCGTGACGCCGATGTTGCCATGCAGGTGCTGTGTGTATGTTTCCGTTGTATCTTCTTCGCCGGTCGTGCTTCCGGTGTCCGTCACCTGATCCGAGTGCGTGCCGGTTCTGGTTCCGGTGTCCGTCTCCGTTCCGGTGCCGGATTCGTTTCCGGATTCGGTCACAGTCACGGTTACATCTTCCGTCGTTGTTTTGGCTTCGCTGCCGGTGCTGGCCGTCTGCGTCTCCTCGTGTCCGGTGCTGCTTGCCTCGTCCTTGCTGTCCGGCTGATATGTATTGGAATTGAACGCAGAAACGGTGTGTTCCGTCTCGCTCGATGCTGTCGTGTCCGTCTGGCCGGTCGTGCTTGAATTGGTTCCGGTGTTCTCCGTTCCTTCGCCGTCCGTCACTTCGGTTCGGTTTCCGGATGATGTGCCGGAGGTGGTTGTTTCCTTCCTGCCGCTCGACTGGTCAGAATCGGTTCCGGATGCGCTGCGTTCCGCGTTGCTTGTTCCGCGCTTGTCCGTGTCGATCTTCCGCGTCCAGTCATCGTACTTGTCCGTGTTTTCGATCGGTGAGTATTCCGCCTGCACAATTTTAAGCAGATGTTCGATGTTCCACTGATGCGAGCGGAACCAGAAATCAAGTGCTGCTTTCATGGTTTCCGGCTCCGAATAAACAGGCGTCAGCAATCCGCAGCGGATCATAATTGCCGACTGCGTCAGCTCCTTTGACAGCGGCGCAGGGACGGAAACAACATCAAGCAGTGACGGCAGGTAATCCAGCTGATTCTGCAGATTCATTCTGTTCGCCCTCCTCTCCGAAGCTCCGGAGCCGTACAGCCAGATTCAGGCCATACAGTTCATTTGCGCGCTTTAATCCTTCGTGTATGGTTTCAAGCCAGTGTTCGACGGATCCGCGCACCTCTTCGTTGTTTGCGTTCACTTCCGAAGAAATAAGCCTTTCCCTCTTGTCAGAATTGGCATTCTTGTACCCGATCTCCGTCAGGAATTCGTCGATGATCTCTCCTTTGGTCTGCTGGATCTGATCCGCGATATAATTCTCTTTAACGTGCATGGAGTACACATTATCCTTTGTTAATGTCCCTTCACGGACGAATACGGCAGGTTTTCCCCTGCTGATTTCGTCATACATCTTCTTCATTGTCTCCGCCTGGTTCTTCGACTCCGCCATGAATACCGCGGCAACCTTGCTGTTCATCAGGTTGACAGCGATACCGGAATCACACATTGCGAGCATGGTAGCGTATCTCTGCAGCATCCATCCACATCCGGCATAGTCGTACTGCAGTTTTACCAGAGCGCAGGTTGTGTCAATCTCTCTTTCAAAGCTCCCGAGGATCGGATTAGCAATCACTGCCGTTGTCGGATGTGAGAACACGTTCAGGCCAGACAGGCCACACCTTAACGGCAGCACGCCCATCGATGTGTCAGTGATTGCCAGATGACCCTCAAGAAACAGCGTGGTTAAGAAGTAGTCAAAGTCCCAGTCATCTGGCAGGCCGGTGAATTCAAACCTACCGAAAATCTTCTTTAGGCACCAGTGGCGCCAGTAGAAAGACGACGTATTCAGCACGCCGTCGACATCTGCCGGTTTCAGCGCCAGATACTCGTTGAGCATATCCTGAAATGGGATCAGGTCGGCATTCTTATTCAATATAAACACCTCCATCCATCAGGTTGTTAATCTCCGTCCGCTCCCTCTCTGTCATCGCGCCTGAAACAGAGAAATGTCTCGTCTCGACATATCCAGAGAATATGGACATAGCCGCCGTTTCCATGGTCGGCGTTCCGATTACTGCGTTGACAGAAGATGGCGCGACATTCGTATCATGATAATTCAGTGTCAGCGTCACAGAGGACACCTCCGCGATAGCCGTCCCTCCGCCAGCCGAAGATATTGCAGTCGGCTGCGGTTCGATGCTGCCGATAACGCCGCCTATCACGCCTGAAGCGCCTGCAGGATTTCCGCCGAGCATCGCCGCAGCTCCGCCGGCTGCTGTGATCAGGTTCGTCACGGTATTCAGCGGCGTCTGGTTGCTTCTGCCGATGGAATACGGCGCGGCAATGTTCGTCGAATACCTGCCGATCGGATGCAGGCCTGCATTGGAATTGACGCCGTATACTGTATAGAGACAGTCTCCGGAAAAGATGTCAACAGTGGCCGTTACCCTGATCGTCACGTCATTCATAACCGATGCAGGTGAAATATTGATGTATCCGAGATAAGGTATATACAGGCTGATCATGGTATACGGTGACTGTCTCCGCCAGTCGGCAGTCACCCAGGGAATCGCCACGTCGGCGCTGTCGATCAGATACCTGTCGTTTACCGTGTCATTCAGCTTCACAGCCGGCAGGCCGGTGTCGTAGGATCCGAGCAGCAGCGGCGTACTGGTTCCGCGGCTCACAAGCGCCGGATATGATGTCGGCAGCGTAATCGCCGACATAATGTTATCGCTTGCCTTTCCCGATGATACAAGCTGCCGGAAACCGGTCGTCAGGTTGTGCGTCATGACTTCCAGAACCTCCGCAACATGGCGCAGCGAGTCCGTCCAGCTTCCTGACCATGCAGGAATCGGCAGGATGTCCGCGCCATCCATCCAGTTGTCAATCTGCTGCATGATCGCAGCCGCCTGAATCGGCTGAATCAGGTATCTTGCTATATTCGTCTTGCCGATGACGGTAATAACGATGGCCTGATACCCCTGCAGATCCAGCAGGCCGAGCGTCTGAAACGTGCCTGTCCGGATTTGCAGAACGTTATCAGTCTGAACGGATAACCGGCTGTCAACGATCTGCGTGTTTGGCAGCGTCGCATCATACGCCACGAACGCGCTAGCCGCCTGAATCTGTGTTTTCCAGCTCGCTAACACATCGACGTCACAGTCGATCCTCCAGAGGTCATTTCTGACCGCTTCGATGTTCGTGATGTGGTAGTATCTCTCGAACTCCTGACAGAAGACATAGTTGTAATCATATACTTCCGCCGGCTCAGTCGGATCATGCTTCAGGAGGAATGACGGCCGCAGGATGCTTGTCTCATCCTTTAAAAGGACATCAACAGGCCAGCCGTCTGTTGACGGTCTGGCCGTTGAGTTTGAGCGTTTCGTGAAACGAAAAAGGCGAATCTGCATTATTTAATATCTCCAATAACTAAATATACCAATTCAGGAATTAAATCTGTAACTCCTGAAACGCTGTCCATAATCCGAGCCCCATTCATTGCCCGCATAACCTGAGTCGCTGGATTGTCACTGCCCGGGACGATGCTTGTAAATGCCAGTGCTACACCTAGTTTCTCATCTCCTGAGTTTTCTAAGCCAATTACTGATGGCAGAGTAACAGCCTGCATGGCCCCATCTATAATTATAACAACAGGACAATTATTCGCCAGAATTGTTACAAGATCTGGCGACTTTAATTTCTCGTCAAGTTCATAGACGGCAGCATCGTCTGTGCTGGTCTTGAAACGACAATGTAATACCTGTGTATTCATCCCTTCACCTCCTCAGATCTTGAACGCAACAAAGTTCTCCGACAGGTCGTTGAACCACAACTGTCTTTCGTGCCAGAACTGATTATAGTACAGTCCGCGTGCATTGACTGGTGTAGTCGCGATCCGCTCGCGCTGCTGGTAGATGCCGAGCGCGTCGCGGTCATAGATAACACCGATCAGGCCGGTGACGTTCGTTTCTGCGCCGTCGGATGCTCGTTCAACCAGAATTGAATCCGGAGTCTGTGCTGCCTGCCAGAAAGTCATCTTGTCATAGACTCCGTCGGTTTCAATGAACTGCTGATTAAAAGCAGCATATTCGGTCACGGTTTCTGCCGCACGGATGAAATTGGAAGAAAGCTTGATGCGCATATCTTCCTTCGGCGTAAACCGCGGTTTTGTGCCGTCATTATAAAGGATTGTGCTTTCCTGCAGCATATCGATCGTGTTATTGATTGTCTGGATCGCGAAACGCAGAAACTCCGGATTCTGCAGCGATGCTGCGGATGTATAACCTGCTGCTGTGAACGCTGTCGACAGGTCGATGGTTCTGGCTGTGCCGTCCACCTCTGCGATGTAGTTCGCGATGGTCGCGCGTCCGAGATTTTCAAGCGCAATCTCAATCGCGTTCCGAACCTCGCCCATCACAGTTCCAATAAAGGAAGCCATGCCGGATTCAGACAGGAATGCTTCTCTGAGCGTCTCTTCCTGAATCGTGATATGGAACATATACGGCGTCCGCTTCGCAAAAAGCTTCTGAACTGCTTCAGGCTTCGACACCTCCCACGGATCGATAGAAACGCCGTTCACAAGGGAATAGGTCGGATCCGGTTTTGCTTCCGGCATCTGAACCGCAATCTTCTGCAGGATCGCCCCGTATTCAAAATCATTGAGAACCATATCCCGCAGGCGGTTCCGGTACTGACGGAAGCTCATGATCGTGCGACCGATTCTCTGCGCCAGAGTGTTCAGGAATGCTTCGGTATTACTTGTCGAATTCAGCACCACGTTGCCCAGGGACACAAGCGATGCCGCGTCTGTCGCAGTCAGCGCCTGCTGTCCGAGCGCCTGCGCCGACACCTGATTGACAAGGCTGTAGATCTGATCAGTTGTCATCTTGTTTTTTCCTCCTTATAAAGAGCCGCAAGGATGTCCTCCGCGCTTTCCTGCTTGTGGGAGACATCCAGCCGGCGGCCAAGTGTGTAATTTAATTTCTTAGTTTCCTGCAGCTCGTCTTTCATTTTCGCAAGATCTTCCTGCGCCTGCTTCAGTTCCTCTTTCAGGCTGTCGCGCTCTGCCGTGAGATCCTCGCCGGCCTTCTGGCTGTCCGCTAACATCTGCTGCAGCTGCTCTGCTGTCAGGTTTTCATTATCCATATCGTAACTCCTATTCTATGCGACCAATTCAAATGCGGCGGCAGCAGGTGGTCAGCCGTGCGCCCTCTTCCGAGGTTGACCTGCGCAGAATACTTCCGCCGCAAAACAATTATATCATATAACTATTAACGATGTAAATAGCAATTTAATGGAATAGCTTTCATACTCCACCAGACCTCGAACATAAGCTTCAGATAGCTCGCGGCCATACAGCCGGAGGAAAAGCGGCAGGCTGTCCTTACTCTTTAATACCTCCATGCCGTGCGCGGATCGGGACACATAGAAAAGGTATGTGCTTTTATGCCGGTAAATGTAGATGCCGTCTATGGCGCAGTATGGCAGATACTCTCTCAGGTTTCTTTTCTTCACGCCGGTAAAACTGTCATGCGCGAATTTATTCTCGATAGCTTCCTGATAAAAGCTCGTTCCCTTTGTGGCCTGATAAAGCGCCGTCTGTTTCTTCGCTTCGCTCACATCCGATGCCGGCAGGATCAGGAGCCGGACGTTATCCTTCCAGATCTCTGTTCCTGCTTCCGTCATCCGCGTAATCTGGTCGACCAGACCATACCCCTGCAGGATCGGCGATGCCAGCGACTGCGCATTTGACAGCAGGATGACCTTTAACGGCGGATCTCCCAGCAGCTCGCGGTTCCTATTTACGGTTTCGTAAAAGTTTGAGAATGTCCGGAACTGGTCAAAAGTTAAAGTTCTCAGTTCTATGAATTCGTCGAATATGACGTATCTAACATCTGACAGGTCCACGCCGCGCAGGTTCTCAAATGTTGACAGCGCGACGCCGTAGCCCTTCATGACCTGTTCATCATCCGAATCATCGTAGATGATATAGTGCTTTGACTGCACTTCTATCCTCCAGTGCGTGCCGCGGTCCAGATTCAGCCGCTTGAACGGGTTACCAAACTCTGAAGCAGATTCCCTCATCTGTGTATCAGTATTGCGCATATAGATAAAAGGCTCTCCCTGATCCATCATAAAAGAAAGCGCGGAATAGGTCTTCCCTATCCCGCGCCCGCCGATGATGAAATTTAACGGCCTTAATATCTGCGCGTACTCGCGGATATCAAACCACTTCATCTCCGTCTGTCCTTTCTGTCGTCGTCTTTCCGGCCATCGGCAAATTCTACGCGCTGCACATAGCAGTCATTCGTATATACCGTCTTGCCGCTTTCCTTATCTTCATAGCTGCCAGTCTGCCAGCTTCCTTCAATCGCGATTCTGACGCCCTTGCCGGTGTATTTCTCCAAGAAATCAGCAGTAGAATTGAATGCGACGCATCGGATAAAATCGCATGGCTGATCTTTGCCGCCACGGTCGACTGCCACAGTGAAATTAGCGTATGTACCCGCATCCTTGCCTTTTCCGTAGCCCTTTGTTTTTACATCGTCAGTCAGTCTGCCTACCAGTAAAACCTTGTTCATCTTCATTTCTCCTATTCTTAAAATGGCGCCGCCGGTGCTCGCCACACCGGCAGCAATTTGGATTTGGTAGCTCGTCTTCATTGTATCAAATATCTGTTCTGTTGGCAAGCGCCTTTTCGAGGAGGTCCATATACTCACCGGTCACGCCGATGGTATATGTATCGTCGATCAGCGCCACGCTGCTGCCGGTCATCATGTGGCATCCTCTGACGCAGATATCATGTATGTCCGAGTCATCATAGTAGGCCACCAGATGACCGGAGTCAGGAATAACCTGGCCGATCTTAAAAGCGTCAATTCCGTTCTTCTCGAAGAACTTCCGTCCGGCCTGCTTATTCACGCCGGCAATCGTGCTTGTGATATGGCCGTCCTGAATATACACGTATTTCTTCGCCCCGAGGGTTTTAAAATCCGTGTATCGCCCTTCATAATCCCAGATGCCCATATACTGCCGGCGTCCGTTCCGGTCATCGGCGTATGCTCCGACCGCTTCCGCTTCTTTCATGATCCGCTCATTTACGGCGGCGAATTCTGCGGTATGATCACCTTTGCACTTGATTGAATCAGTATCGCAGTAAACCGTATCACGCCCGACGGTCCAGAGCATTTCACGGAGCCGCCTGCGTGCGTTTGCCGTGACCCAGACACCGTGCTGGTAGGACAGAAAAGAGTTCCTGCTATTGTAGTATCGTTCGAGTGCTTCAGCGGTGCTTTTATCCTCGACGCGAAATTCTCCGTTTTCGTATAGGATCTCCGGCATATCGATCCGCGTACACATCATGCCGAAGGACGCATTGACGCGGTTCTTGCTTTTAACGTATTCATAGTAGGCAGAGTCATCGCCCTTCAGCATTGTCTTTTGTGCATAGAGCTGCTGAAGGACCTGCCGGAACTCATTCGAGAGATACCCATATTTCGCCGCATAGATGCCGCCGATATCGAGCCGCCTGCAGCCATATTCCTTTCGGATGATTTCGAGGTCGATGTCTGTAACCGTCATATACAGCACATCAGCATAGAGGACGCGACCGTTATCTGATACGCGTTCACCTTCTATGTAACACTTCGCGACCGGAATGTATGGAATACCGCAGGACCCTGCATAGCTTGCCTTTTCCATCCGGATCCGGCACATAAACGCATAATCAGGCCCCAGCTTAGAAAGATCCTCATACCGGACCGGAAAGAATCCGCCGACAGGATACTTATCCATCATCATGCACGCCGGATAGCTCGATTGCAGATCGAATGACATCATATCGTGCAGATGCTGATTGGCCCACAGCAGATTCGCGTGCGTGTCTCCTCCGCGGAAAGCGTCGCGGCACATCTTATACTGCTCCGCATCGAGTGCCGACAGCGTCAGAATCTCGCGGTTCTTCGGATTCTTCTGCATCGCTCGCCGGTACTGGCGGCGGACATAACCGGTTGATGTCAGAGGAATTGACGCCATGCTATCCTCGCTCAGTCTGTCAGCCAGGCATTCACACAGACCGCGCACATCGCAATAGCAATAGGCTTCCTCCTGCTCTGTCATCGGTGTGGCCGCGGTCCGGATCTTATTATAGTTGTACGCTTCGCCGCTCATCTTCTGGTATCTGACGCCGCGGGAATTCTCGCAGAATTTTGCCAGGCTCATGTTCGACAGGATCAGGCTGCACCGGAATTCAATGCAGCCATTCACCAGAAACCTGACCGGATGCCGTTCTGCTCTGGCGAACATTTCCGTAACGCTTACAAAGCGCCGCATGAACTGGAACTCGAAAGCGAGATTATGGACATAGATGACCAGACGGTTATACTCCGAGAGATTCAGGAAGCGCCTGCACCTGTCAAGCAGCTCCCTGAATTCGGACCATGTGCGGCCGAATACCACCTGATCTCCAAAACACATCTGCCAGTGGTACATGAAAGCATATGGCGGATCTGTGTCGGTGATGTTCGTCGTTTCAATATCAAACGCGACCGGCGTGTCATAATACTTGATCCGGTTCTTCCTGCTTTTCTTTCCGTACAGAATCCGGTCCCAGTCTATCTCCGTCTGGTCGTAGATCTCGCCGGTCAGCGTCCCATCGTCAGTCGGTATCTGAATCGTCCTCATACATCGTTACCCAGTCATCAATCACGGCGAATGCGCTGCGGCCTGCTTCCTGCCGGTCCTCATATGCCTGCATCAGCTCGCGGAGTGATGCGCCGCGGCTGATCGCATCCGTCACGATCGTCATCGCGCCTGTTTCGCGGCTGATCACGTTGCCGTTTTTGTCCGTTTTCGTATTTGTCGTGCCGTAGATTCTCTTCATCTCCGACCATGCGGATGATCTCATAAAATCCATAAATGCGCGTTTATCGCCCACTTCATAGCCGGCTTCTTTAAGGCCCTTTACGACGCCCTCCTCCTGTTTCCGCAGGCCGGAAATGGTAGATGATCTGTAATTCAGAAACCGGTACGCGTCTTCTGCTTTCCGCAGCAGTTCTTCTTCGGACCCCTTCACCGCTTCCGAAAAACGCGGACGCGCTCCGCCGGTTCCGGTCGTTTTAGATGCCTTTTCCGCGAATCCATACGCTGCAGTCGCTGTGCCGCTTTTCTTCTCCAGCGCACGCAGTCTGTCGTTTGCCACGCGGGCCAGATGCCGGTTGATCTGGCCTAGTTCCTTATATGCTGCCGAATCGCCTGCTGCTGCTCGCTGCGCTATGTCCTGAATTATCTCAAACGATTCCGGCAGCTTTCTCCGCGCCATCAGTCACGCGGCAGTTTAACAGCGTACTGCCGGAACTGATCCTGACTTCCGTTAAAATAGTCTACATCAAGACCGTGTTTCATTCCGGTCTGCCAGACCGCCCAGAAAGGCCACGGCTTGATGTCTTCCTTTGTGGGCGCGTCATTCGACCATTTCGCAAGCCACAGGCCGCAGTCGTGCGCTGCTGCGTTTCTGATATAAGGAAGCGTTGACTTCCCGCAGTAGATCATCGGCGGCTTGCCGGATAGATCGCGGATGGCTTCGGCGGCTTCCTCGACCCACTGATTGAGAGCTGACGCTCCCATCTTCAGCGCTTCCCCCTCGATGTCAAGAGCCAGGACGGCGCCGGTATGCAGGTACGGTCTGACGGTGCGCCAGAAATACGTCATTTCACGGCGCGGATCGTTGCCGGTTTCCGGCCGGCAGTAATGATAGAATCCAATGGAAAAGTATGCCTGATTGGCTAGATGCGGGTTGTCGAGATCCAGCCAGTCTCCGGCATATGTTGCGAGCATCGGATCAGTGTTGCCGATGCCCTCAGATGCTTTCATGAAGACGAATCCGGTGCTTGCATACTCGCAGATCGTGTCCTCGTTGATCTGGTTTCGATTCCAGTGACTGATGTCAATTCCTTTGATCATCTTTCAACCTCCCGCTCAGCTCCAAGATGGCCGCTGTGTTGTTGTTCAGCGCCGCCGTGATTTTCTCCATTTCCTCTTTGTGCTCTTCCTGCTGCTGATGCAGCTCCCAGAAGATCAGCAGATAGGCGGCGATTGGGAATCCCAAGCTGCCGATGATCTGGATAATTGTGTTTGCATCCATTGTAGTCCTCCTTCATTGCTTTCATAATGTATCTAAAATACTCGATCAGTGCGTCTTTCTCGCTTTCTTCGTAGATCCCAACCCAGCAATCGCCGAACCACTTAACCCAGACGATGCCGGCCAGATCGACAGCGACCTTGAAGTCTGTACCGTTGTAGAACTCCTTAACGTCATCCGGCATGGTTCTCATCAGCTGCTGACCTCTATAGATAGCAGGTATTCCGATATGTGCCATGTTTAGTCCTCCTTATTCATTTCATAGCGCTGATCCGCCATGATCTTGTTAATTACTCCCATAAGACTCGCATACTGCGTTCTGCTCTCTTTGAGTTCCGGATAACCTACGCAAAGTTTCGCGATCTCCTCAAACCGCGCAGAGACTGCTGTAAAAATCAGTTGCATCTGATCCAATGTAAAATCGTGTTCCATGATCAGTCCTCCTTTTCATCCTCAAATACATGATAACCGCAGTCATGCAGCATTCGCTCTATTCCGTCGGCCAGTGCCATCGACGCCTTAAACGTCGATTCGGACGCATTCCACGCATTGTTTACCATCGCTCTGTAGATCAGGCGGAGATCTTCTATATAAAGTTCGATGTGTGAATACCCACCATCATCGCCTGCCAATAACAGGTGGGCATGGCCTATCTTCATCGTGATACCATCAAGCTTGTGTCCTCTGTATTCCATATTAGTCCTCCTTCATCATTTCTTCGCGCGTCATCTTCAGATATGCGCGGATCAGGTCTATAAGCTGCTTGTTTGTCTCGCAGGATGTAATCCTGCTGGCGGAATCCTTCGCTGCATATGCGAGCCAGTCGCGCAGATCTTCGTAATCGTAGGGGATCTGGCAGACATTCCGCTTCTGGTCGATCAAAAGGAAATAGGGTTTACTCATACAGATCGCCTCCGTCATACAATGTGACATAATCGTCATCGTCTTCTTTCAGACAATCATAGAAGTAATTCAGCACATCGGACATTTCATCAGAAATATATTCTTCCTCACCGTCAGCGCTATACCAATCATACAACGCCGCAATCATGATCTTCAGATGTCCCTCGCCGAACTTCAGAACGTGCTCATCTTTGCCATTTGAGAGCTTGATTTCCATTCGTATTTTATTCATCAGTAAAGCGCCTCCACCACGCTGTGTATCATTGCAAGGCCGCTGTCCGCGGTTATGTTTACATCCTGATGGAATCCGTTCTGGTATGTGATCCGAGCGAATTCATTTGAATAGTTATCGCGCCGGATCTCGATGCCGGTGATATCCTCACCGGCCCGAGTCTCCTGAAGGCAGATCAACAGAAGTTTAAGAATGTGTTCTTTGTTTTCCATCATTCCACCTCCAGTATAAGCAGATCTTCGTCGACGTCATAGCTGAAGCTGTAGACCCACGACATAGTAGCGTCAAGCCATCTCTGCGCGTTCTCCTCAGCAGGCAGGTTGAAATCGCTAGCTTGACGATCGATGCGGCTGATGACGCGCACCGTCGTCTCTTCGTTGATGATCTCCGCTTTCAGAAGATTGCCAACAAGCATCTCCATATCATAGCGGCGTTCATTGTTTCTTGTAAACTTCTCAAAATTGTTAATCATAAGGCTGACCACCTTTCTAAACAGGCACAATTTGCCTAGGATTATAGTACCATATTTCCGACAGTCTGTAAAACTGTGTAAACGTTTACAGAGTCCCATTTATTGGACAATGAGAAAATAATTTTTTATACAATGAAATGAATAAATATGCACTGATGTTTCTGTTCTGGGATCAAATGCCAATGTCATTCATCCACCCATCTACTTGGTAGGTGAATGTATGTTCGATTGAAGTGGGAAGTTATCCACATTTATCCACATTACTATCCCA